AGTAATGTACGGAATGGACAAAAAGAAAAAAAAGAAAATGATGTACGGTGGTTCTGCTCGTAAAGAAATGAAACACGGTGGTCCTCATAATAAAATGGACAGAATTGGCATGGCTATGGGCGGTGCTATGGATGTACAAAAACCTAACTAAAATGAAAGTTGCAGCTCCAAAAGGTTATCACTGGATGAAGCAGCCGAATGGCAGTTATAAACTAATGAAGCACTCTGGAAAGTTTGTTAAACATAAGGGTGCTTCATTAAAAGCAGATTTTAAAATACAAAAAGTTCATAAAAAATAATGGCAACTACATATTTAGACTTAACCAATGAAATACTTAGAGAACTAAATGAAGTTCCACTAACTTCTACAAACTTTGCAAGTGCTGTAGGTTTTCAACAGTTTGTTAAAGATTCTATAAATAAAGCTATTTTTGACATAGCAAACGAAGAACCACAGCTACCGTTTTTTTCCGCAGGATTAAGTGGAGCAACAGACCCGTTTTACGGTAATACAACTGTTGAGACAGTCGCTGGACAAAGATGGTATACGTTAAAAGATGGTAGTTCTAGTTTAGCTACAGACTTTGCATCTATTGATTGGGATGATTTTTATATTACGACAATCAATGTTTCTGGAGAATCAGCTCCGTTTGTTTCTAATGGGTTAAAACATATTAACCTTGAAGAGTGGCGAAGATTTTTAAGAGACTCAGAAAATGCAGATGATGCAAATACTCAAGCTTATGGTGAGCCTAAATATGTATTTAAATCTCCAGACAGTAGAAAGTTTGGATTAAGTCCAATACCAGACAAAGTTTATAATATACATTTTTATGCTTTTAATAGACCAACAGCATTAAGTGCTTTTGGTGACGAAATAGTTTTTCCAGAACAATACAGTAATGTAATTACAGCTAGAGTTAGATACTATGTGTGGCAATTTAAAGAAAGTCCACAACAAGCTGCATTTGCCTTAGAAGATTATAAAAAATCATTAAAACACATGAAGTCAAGTTTAATTAATCCTACCCCAAGAACTATGGTAGATGACAGACTTTACTATTAATTTAGAGGGATAATATGGCACTAACAAAAATTTCAAGAAATTTATTAGACACAGGAGTTTCTGATAGCTCTGATGCAACGGCTATTACTATTGATAGTTCTGAAAATATTACTACTTCAGGAACTTTTCAAGTAGGAGCTTCTTCAGGTGCTAATTTACTTATAGATAGTAGTTCAGACGTTATGCAAGTAAAAGTTAAAAAAGATGGCACAGACGATGTTGACTTAGCTTTTCTTACTCAAGCTTCTGGAGGAACTCTTGCAGAAAAAATGAGAATTGACAGTTCTGGTAATGTTGGTATTGGTACAACTAATGGAGATGTTACAAGTGATGGTGTATCTTCAAGAACTTATGTTGCCATATTAGGTTCTGGAAATCGAGGTGTTTTAAATCTTGGAACAACTGCTTCTGCTGGTGCTGATGGTGGAAAACTAAGTTTTGTTAATGGTTCAAATGTTACAGGTGAAATAAGTTGTGACCCAGACTCAGGAAGTGCAACACATGGTAATTTAGCATTTAATACAGCAAATACACAAAGAATGAAAATTCTTTCTAACGGTGGTGTTTTAATAGGAAAAACAGCAGATAGTCAGTCAACTGCTGGATTCCAAGTAACAGGTAGTAATTTAAATAATGTTACAAGCACAAATTCAGGCACAGGTTCTTCTACCTATATGGTGCATGATGGTAGTGGTCTAAATTTTTATGTGAATTTTACAGGTCAAGTATTTTACAGAGTTGGTTTAACTGATTTATCCGACCAAAGATTAAAAGAAAATATTGTTACTTTAGATAAAGGTTTAGATGACATCCTTAAAATCAAACCAAGAAGATTTGATTGGATAGAAGGAGAAGGTGAAAAAAATCAAATAGGTTTTATTGCTCAAGAAATAGAAGAAGCTGGTTTAGAAGAATTGGTTAGCCATTATAAAGGTGCTTCACTAGATGATGCTAAAGGAGTAAATCGAGTTGGTTTAATTCCAATTTTAGTTAAAGCTGTTCAAGAACTATCAGCAAAAGTAGAGGAACTAGAAAGTAAAATAAATGAGTAGAAGTCAACCTTACACAGTAGCATGTGCAGGAGGTCTAGTTACTTCATCAAATGCTATTGACTTACTTAAAACTCCCGGTGTAGCAACTGAGCTAAGAAACTTTGAAGTTTCTACCAAGGGTGGTTATAGACGTATTAATGGTTTTACAAAGTTTGGTGGTGGTAGTGCAGTACAACCTACAGGTAGTTCAACAACTATCTTAGGTGCAATACCTTATGCCGATGGTGTAGTTGTTTGTGCAGGTACAAGTATTTATTTTAGTCAAACTGGTACAAGTTGGTTAGAAATAAATAGAGCTAGTGTTGCTAGTAGTGGTGATAATCATACAGCTTTTACAGGTCGTAGTGTTGCTGCTAGAACTGGACAAGGACAATGCCAGTTTGCTTTGTTTGAAAGTGCTACTTCAGATTATGGTACATTAATTATTTCTGATGGAGCTAACGAACCTTTCTTTTTTAGAATGGAAGGCACAGGTGCTAACATAAATACTAGAACTTTTTTTGCTGGTGAAATAACAGTAACTGGTACAAAGTCAGTTGAGTATGTAACAGTACATGACAAACACTTAATAGCTGCTGGAGTTGAAGATAATTTAAATACTATATTTTATAGTGGTACTTTAGACCCAACAGATTTTACTAGCACTGGTTCTGGTTCGATTGCTTTAGAAGACCAAATAAAAGGTATTAAAAGTTTCCGTAACGAATTATTTATATTTTGTGAAAACTCAATATTTAAACTACAGAATATAAACAATTCTAGTACGATAGCTGTAGTGCCAGTTACTAAAAACGTAGGTTGTTTAAGCGGTCATAGTATTCAAGAGATTGCTGGTGATTTAATATTTTTAGCACCAGATGGATTAAGAACAGTAGCTGGTACAGCAAGAATTGGAGATGTGGAGTTAGGAACTGTTAGTAGTAATATACAAAACATTGTTAGTGACTTAGCAGAAACTGTAAATCTTTTTACAATAACAAGTGTAGTATTAAGAGAAAAGTCACAGTACCGTTTATTCTACACAAATACTGGAGCTGCTGATAGTACCCAAAGAGGAATCATTGGTACACTAAGACCTAATGGTTTTGAATGGTCAGAGACTAGAGGTTTAGAAGTTACTGCTATTGGTTCTGGTTTTGATAATGATGGTGTTGAACAATATTATCATGGTGATACTAATGGCAATATTTATCAGCACGATACTGGTGATGACTTTGATGGTACTGCTATTTTAGCAAGATATACTACACCAAACTATGATTATGGAGATTTAGGAACTTTAAAAACTTTACACTATCTTAGAGTCTCTATGGCGACAGAAGGAATTGTAGAACCTGATGTACAAATTAAATTTGATTTTAATAGTACAGACGTACCACAACCAACAGATTTATTTGACTTAGGAGTTATAAATCCACCTTCTTTATTTGGCGAAGCAGTGTTTAATACAAATAAATTTGCTGGACAAAATAATCCAATGATAAGAGTACCATTACAAGGTAGTGGTACAAGTAATAATTTTACAGTAATTAGTAATGATACAAAACCAAGCTACACAGTTAACGGACTTTATGTAGACTTTATACCTTCGGGTAGGAGATAATTATGGCACAAGCTTATATAAGACAAAGTACTTTTGCAGACGGTGATACTATTACCGCAGCTTTGTTTAATGATGAATATAATCAATTAGTAAATGCTTTCGCATATTCCTCTAGTAGTGCTAGTTCTACTGGACACAGACACGATGGTACTGCTGGACAAGGTGGTAACATATTTAAAATTGGTGACTTAGACTTTTTAAACAAAGTAGAGATTGATAGCTCTAACAATAGAGTAGGATTTTATGTAGAAGTTTCTTCTGCTGCCGTAGAACAAATTAGAATACAAGACGGTGCTATTGTTCCTGTTACTGATAGTGATATAGATTTAGGAACAACTTCATTACGTTTTAAAGATACTTTTACTGACTCTATAACTACTACAGGTAATGTAGATGTTGGAGGTAATTTAACAGTCACAGGTACTACAACTTTTAATGGTGGTACAATTACTATGGGTGATGCAGCAGACGATAATGTAGTCTTTGGTGCAGATGTTAACTCAAATATTATTCCTAATACAGACAACACATACGACTTAGGAAGTTCTTCTCAAGAGTGGAAAGACTTATATGTTGATGGTGTAGCTTACCTAGATAGTATTAATTTTAATGGTACAGCAATTACTTCAACTGC